ATTGTTTAAAACTATACATTTTTCTCCCACTGTATCCATTATATCATTCCCCTTGCTTTTTGTCAAGCAAAAGCCACTTATTCCATTAATAAATCACTAGTTACTAGACTATTTATAATATTAATCTTTTGCGATAACAAAAGGAGAGGAGTGTATTGTTCTGGACGCCACATATGCAAATATAGTTCTCATTACATTATGCGTTTTTTCATTAGGTTTTTTGAAGTAATCTGATATAATTTTTCTTAAAGGATTCATTAATGTTATAGCAGATATAGCACCAACATCTGCATTAAATTGATCTTTTAATTGTTTCTTTTCTTGGTATTTTAAACCTGCTGGTGGATTATATCTTCTATTGCCACCACCATGCTCATTATATACTTTCATTGCCTTTTCAAATGCTGTATAACCTGTCTTAAAAGTATCGTGCATTTTTTTTCCAAAGGAAGGATCGTTGATTTTAATTTGTTCTACTAATATAGGAAAAGAAGTTACCTGACCACCGAGTGCTGACGCACCATCATATTTTAAAACAACCTTAAATCCTGCCGATGGTTTACCACTAGCAGCAGGTGTATGTCTAAATTGTAAAGTGCCATTGTATTTACCTGATTTTAATTTTGCATAGATGTCCCTATAACCACCTCTACCTGTAGAGTATTTTTGTACCCACTTAAATGATTTATTTCCTACTTTATAACTACCTGCCATATCTTTATAAGGAAGAACACCGTTAGCAAATGTTTCTGCTAATAGTGCTTCTTCTTCACTTCTTTTAAAGTTCACTACTTTTAATACAACATCTGATTTTGATTTAACTTGTTTAAGTGATAGTGGTAATAGTTCTCCTGCTTGGATCAGTTTACCTATCTTTGTATTTAAAGTAGCAAATTTTAGATTACTTGCTTTAGTTTCTGGATCATCAACCATTTTTTTAATTTGTTTTTTTGCCAAATCTGTAGCAAAATAAATGTCTGCAGGCGACCACTTGTTTATATTACCAAAGAAAGTTGATTTTTTTGCTTTTTTCCATTCTTCGTTTGCTGACTTATATAGAAGTGACATACCTTTCATCACTAGATCATCACCATGTTTATAAAAAATACCTTGTGCTTTAGGTGCCTGTATCCTTCTAAAGTTTTTAGATACTATAGATTCTATTTCTGTAATTAAATGTTGTGCGATTTTAAGTGATGAGATAAACCATTCAGGATTTTTTTCAATATAAGTTATTATAACAGATTTTGATCTTTCTGTTTTAACTTCACCTGATGAATATCCTCTCTCTATTGTTTTCTTATGCTGATCAAAAAATTCATCTGCACCTTTCATCTTTTTAATATAGGGTGCAAATTCTGTTTTAGTTTTTTTAACTCCTAAAACATCTGCTATATAACAGAATAGTGCTTGAGCGCCTTCAGCTTCTGGTGTGTTTGTTATTGCCATACATATATTTATGTATGTCTATCTACGACCTCTTGTAGTTGGAGGGTGATTATATGATGATTTGCCGTTATCTAATAACTGTTCTTTTGATTCTCTTATATCAAAGAATGTAGGGAATCCAAATACACCAAATGTCTTATGTTGGTTTTGAAACTTAACAAGTTTTTTAACGTCTTCTTCAAAAAATGACTCTTTTAATACTAACTTACTTGGCATTTCTACAGCACGCCATAAAATCTTATTCTTTACTTTAACCATTTCTGTTTTATAATAGATGGATGGTTTTCTTTTTCTTGCAGGTTTGTTCATCTTTTTAATCATACTTTAAAATCTGAAAATTTATCATAAGCAGATTCAGTTGGTTGTGGACCTGATGGTTTTTCTACCTTCTCTTTTGATTCCTGATTACTATCTACAATCTGTTGTGCTGTTTGTTCTACATCATACAATCTCATTTTAGCTCTATCAACACCTATGATAAATGCTCTATTGATTGCAGGATCATTGTATCTATTTTTTAATTGTTTAACTTTCATCTGATTAAGTTCTTCTAATTCTTCATTTGATATAAGAGCAAACATAAAATCTGCTGTTGCAGGAAGACCAAAACTTTCTGAAGTATCCTCTAAACCCACATCACTGGACATATAACCAGTTCTTGTTGTTTGTGTAGCAGTCATAATTGGTACATTATAAACTACAGCCAATCCTCTTAATTCTTCAGCGATTGCTTTAACATAAAAATATGATGATATATTACCACCTTTAAATCTACTACTTGAACATATATTTAGATAATCAATAAAAATTATATCTGGTTTAAAAGATTTCTTTAATGCAAGTTCATCAAGTAAATTTTTGAAATGTCCTGTGTGAGCAGCTGCTGTAGGATATTCTTTAATAATTAATTGACCTTGTACTCTATTTTGTAATTTGTTAACCTTACTGTCATATATTGATTTAGGCATATCATAAAGGTCATCAATTGTTACATCTAATAAATTTGCGTCAATTCTTTCAGCAATTCTTTCTTCAGCCATTTCTAAAGTTATATACAATACATTCCTGCCTTGACTTATCATAGACGCAGCTAAATGGCACATAAACAAAGATTTACCAACACCTGTTCCTGCTAATGCAACGTTCAAAGTTTTTGGTGGTAAACCACCTTTTGTAATTCTATTAAAATAACTTAAATCAAATTTAACTCTTTCTTCTACTTTGTGGTAATATTCAAATCGTTCCTCTGAATTGTTTAAATAATCGTGTCCAATATGTTGGTCAAATGAAACAGCAAGAGCGTCTGATAATATATTTGGTATTGCTTCTGGTGTATGTTTCTTATCTTTACCATCTATAATCTTAATACCTTTTAATACAGCATTATAAACAGCACGGTCTTTACACCACTTTTCAGTTGTATCTAACAACCATTTTTGTTCAACTTCCTCTTGTTGTAAAGTATTTAACAGTGAGTTTATATTTTTAAACTCATCTTCGGTAAGTGATTTAAGGTTTGATAATTCTATTGATATGGCTTCTTTTGATGGAAGATTATTATACTTAATAACAAAGCCATTTATGATATTAAATAATACAACTTCATTCCTATCTTGAAAAAATTCTTCTTTAATAAAAGGCAAAGCCTTTCTTGTAAATTCTTCGTTATATATTAAATTGGATAAAAGTGTTTTTTCAAATTGATTAGACATAATGAAGATAAGTTCCTACAAGATACTTTGGTTGATTTTTTGGTTTCTCACCTGTATGTTGGTAAGTCCACAATGGGGGAAACATAAGAGCCTTACCAGCTTCTGGTCTAACTCTAATATTATAATCTGTAAATGTTGTATCGCCTCCATCATTTTTATTTAAATATAAAAATATAACTAAAAATCTCCTAGCACTATTGTAATCTGTAACATCAACGTGTTCTCTAAACTCATCTTTATCATTATCTTCGTATTTCTTAAATCTTATCTGTTCAAAGCCAAACTTTTCTGGCCATTGTTTTATAGAATCTATTTTAACATCTTTTCGGTATTTGTCAACAAGTAATCTACACTTCTCAAATAATAATGTGGCATACTCTTGCCAATCCTTGTGTAAATTTAAGTTGATTTCTGTAAAGTGTCTATGATTATCTAAATCTGTTTTAACCCATTGTGAGGAAGAGTCTTCAAACTTATCTATTAAATGCTGACAGTTTTCTTTTGTCAAAACATTATGATAAGTTCTTATATACTTATTTGTTAAATCTGATTGTTCCATTTTCTAATTGTTTTTCTACTACCTCAATTAATATATCACCAATGTAGTTTCTAAATCCTTCAGTAGTTGTATCAATGTTATTAGGATTCTTCTTTATATCATAATCAAATTTCATTGGCAACTCACCTTTAGTATTTTCTTCACTAGCAAACTTTACGTGTCCATAAGTGTATATGATCCCGCTGTATTCTCCTTCTACAATTTTTATGCAGCTGAAGTCATCCACATCTCTTTGAGCAAAGACATATCTATTCTGTGCCATAAAGGAATTCTTTTTTGGCTGCCTTGTCAATTTGAGCGAGAATATCTTTAGTAAAGAATTTATCAGGTTCATTATTGATAGTTTTAGCATACTGTTTACTTCCGTCAGGTAGTTCAACCCTTGTTGATACTGATTTAAATATATCATATTTGATTGCTAAATCTAACAACCCATAGTGTTTATCTAAACCTTTATCATAGGTTAATCTTACATCAATCATAGCATTTTCTTTTGTAAGCCTTGATTTATAATTTTTACAATGTATCACATTTCCAATAACTTGTTTTCCATCTTTTTCTTTTCTTTTAGATAGATAAACAATATTTGAAGCAGCATATTTTAATCCACTTCCACCACCCATTTCTTTTTGTGGGAACATTGAACCTATAACATCATAGGTATGGTTAGTCATTATCATTGGTACTTTTGCTTTACCTAACTTTAATGTTAAAACTCTAAATGCAGCCTTGACAATTTGTGACCTTGTCATATCTCTGGTTTCTTTTCCTTCGGCTGTGTCTGTCATTTCTTTTGTAGTTGATAGCATTCCTAAACTATCTAATACAAACATAATTGGTTTTCTTTTTGATTCTTCTTGCTCTATATACTTGTCAATCACTTTGATTGATTGATGTCTAAATTCTTGTACAGTTGCAACTGGTACTATGACCATTCTTTTACTATCAATACCACGAGCTTCAACTAAATCTCTTGTTAAGGCACTTTCTGATTCAAAATATATTACACCTGCCTCTTTATTCTTATCTAAAAATGATTTTACAATACCTAAAGCAAAAAAAGTTTTACCTGTTGCAGCTTCTCCTGCGATTGCAGTGATTTTGTTTGATGGCAATCCACCAAAAATTGAACCTGAAAGTAGAGCATTAAAGGTATATGAACCAGTGTCAATATAACTAGATACATCTCCTGCTTCAACGCCTTCACTTACTAGTGTAGCGTATTCATTACCTGTTTCTTTAATTATTTCTTTTAGGTAGTCCTTCATATTCTAACATCTCCTTATCATTGTAACTTATAATATAATATTTAATATTATTATTATAACAAAATTCTCTAACAAAGTCAAGCTCTTTAGGTAAAAAATTATGTGATACATAATTATTATATCTCTTATATATCGTTATCCTCATATCCTTTTGCCCTTAACATAACTGGTCTTCCTTTATATTTTGGCAATTTAACTGTATTATCAGGTTCACCTTCCCATTCGAATCGTAACTTTTCATCTTGTGGTACCCAACCAGGTTTAGGTTGTTCTAAATCTTCTTCTTTTATATTCACCCATATGTCTTCAAACATAGTGATAGGATCTATTGGTCCCATTGGTGTAAAGGCGTGGCCTCTTACTTTATTTAATCTGAATTTTAAAAGTTCTTTATTATACTCTTTTAATCTTTGATAATCCCAGTAAGCCTTAAGGTCTAGGTATGATTCTTTTGATATAGCCATGTACATATTTATTCTTTCACCGTACACTTTCTTTGGCACATTGATGGTGCTGTATCATAATTACCATCGCTAATACTTTCAGGTAATGTTTTTGTAAACCATTTACTATTTAAAATAGTCTTTAATGTTTTATTTTTTACATTGTGATCCTCTATATTGTCCAAATACTCTTTCATAATAGGATGTTTTTTTGCCTTAAAGGAGTTTCTCTCAAAGTGTATTTTTAAATAACAACATCTGAAAACTTGTCCATCAGGTGACACAATACATTTACCATCTCTTTTCCATTGACAAATTATTTTCTTCATCTAGTCTTCCTAAAATACCATCTCCATATAGCAGACCTTGTCATTGAAACAACTGTAAATATTAAAGCAATCTGAAAATTCTCAAATATTGTAACCCTTAAACCAAATAATGGAAATATTAATAACTGTATTAATACAGCAAGGAAAAATCCACTACCAACATCTAATATACTTTCTTT